GTCGGGATGTTCGGGTCCAGGACGACGGGCAGTCCGAGGAACCGGCCGGCCGTGCCCTGCGCGGCGGCAACGCCGTCGTTGGTGGCGATCGGGTTGTACGCCACGTCGTTCGGGACGACCAGCGGGCGGTTCTGGCTGTCCACCAGGCTCATCAGCCAGTACCACCGGCGCGGGTGCATCAGCCAGTGCGTGGGGTTGGCGAACCGGTTGGCGACGAACGACGCCAGCATCCCGTTGGCCTTCGAGTAGAAGGTCGCGGCGGTCGGCGACGCCGCCAGGGTCGCCTGGTTGGCGGCCAGCACAGCGGCGTTGCTGATGCCGTTGAGCACCGCGTTGTTGTTCGCGCCCGTGCCGGCACCCGCGTAGACCTGCGCGCCGAAGAAGGCGTTGTATGCGGCGGCGAGGTCCTGGCTGATGACGTCGTCGAACGCGATCGCCGTCTGGTCGAGGAGCTGCTGGCTCACGACCTCCTTGCCGAGGATCGTGGTGAACCCGGTGGAGACGAACGACGTGGTCATGTCCGTCGCCGAGACGGTGCTGTTCTGCGTGGTCTGGACCGCGACCGCGGTGCCGCCGGTGATCCGCGGGATGCTGATGCTCGAGGTTCCCTCGGGGACCGGCCGGGAGTTCAGCAGGTCGGCGGTTGCGCGGCCGGGGCGCAGCAGCCCGATCCACTCGTTGACCAGCCAGGTGGGCGGCGCGAACTCGCCACCGGAACCGCCGGTGGTGTTCGTGTTGCCCAGCGCCCGCTGCTCGTCCTGCGCCTGCTTCGAGGCGCGAACCAGCCGGTCGGTGGCCTCCTGCACGTCCGGGCGGTTCAGGGCCCGCTTGGCGAGGTCCTGGAAGTAGGACCGGCCATTCAGGCCGCCCTTGACGTAGACGGGTGGGTCGGTGACCTTGGCGCCGCCGTCGGGCCGCTGCTCGCCGCCTTCGCCGGCCTGCTTGCGCATCTCGGCGGCGCGGTCGTCGGCGGCCTCCTGCTCCTCGAGCTCGGCCGCGCGCTTCAGCGCGTCCTTCCGCTCGGCGAGGAGCTGGTCGAACTGGGCGGTCTCCTCGGCGGTCATCGCCTGGTCTCCGCGAGCCTGGGCGCCGGCCGTGAGAGCTTCCAGCTGCTCCTTGATGGCCTCCGCCCGCGCCCGCATTTGCTGTGAGAGTCGCATCGCGAGTGCACCCCTTTCTGGGGTTCGGTTGATGGGTGGTGGGCCGCGTCAGGTAGGCGTGCCGGGAAGCCGCGCGCACAGGTGCGGGCGGTGTGCCGGGAGTCGTGGCTGTTGCGGTGAACCCGCCGCTCGGGCGGGTGGCTTGTCAGTCGAGCGCGGCGATCTGGCGCAGCGCGAAGTCGAGCGCACGTCCGCGCTCGGCGGTCAGCGGCGCATCGCCGTCGGGGTCGGTCACGAGGGCGTATGTGCTGCGGCGACGCACCTGCTCGGACTGGCCCGTTAGCGTCGCCATGCCATCCGCGGCGAGCGTGTAGCCCTGCCGATACATGTCGCTGTCGCCCTCGGCCCAGTCGCAGACCGTGAAGTAGACGTAGGTGTCGTCATAGTCCTCGACGTAGGCGTACCGGGTGTCGCCGCTGTAGGCGTCGCTGACGGCCTCGCTGAGGGCGGCGAACGTGTCGTTGGCGGTGAGGCCGCGCGCCTCCCGCTCGATCTCCTCGATGGCGCGGCGCAGCTTCACCAGCTCACGAGCCGGGAGCCGCTGACTGTCCCGCAGCTCGCGGCCCATCCGCTCCACGTAGATACTGCGAGCCTGCGCCCGCACTGCCACCGACGTGTTCGGGTTTGCCGGGTAGGTCACCACCGACACGTCCCCGCCGGCCAGCGACAACTCGTTCAGCGTTCGCATCGTGCCGCGCTCGTGGTTGTAGTCCCACTCGTCGCCGTTCGGGGCCACGCGGAACGCGAAGGACATCTCATCCAGGTCACCGCGGCGCATCTTCGGCAGCAGCCGCTGCACGTCCGGGTCCGAGGAGTCCAGCGCGGCCCGCATGTGCAGGCCCTGCGAGTCCGCCGACAGCTCCAGGGTGCCCGACTTGGTGCGCGCAAGCGGCTGGCCTTCGTGGTCGACGAGCAGCCGAACATCCGGGTTGGCGCCGAGGGTGCGGTTGAAAGCGCGGCGGTCGATCTGCTCCCAGAATGGACCCATGTCGTAGGGCTGGCCGAAGGTGGCCGCGTAGCCCTCGATCACCGGCCCGTCGGACTCTTCGCGGGTCTCGAACTGTGCGGCGACCGTCCGCGTCTCGAACGTCATCGGTCAGGCTCCCGTCGGATTCTCGACCGCCGGCACAGGGGCCTCGTTCGCGGTCGGGGTCACGTCGCCCGTCACGCGCCCGGAACCGGACACCTTCAGCGGCACCATCTCGATCTCTTGCTTCTGCGCATCCGTCATCGGGTCCAGCCCGTCACGGGCGCGCAGCTCGGACGGTGCGACCTTCTTCATCGCCACATTCGCCAGGTCGACCTTCGACTGCGTCTCGGCGTCCAGCCGCAGGATGCTGTGCGTGTTGAACTTGACGAACTGCCCGTTCGGCAGCAGCGCCGACACCGCGTCCTCGATCCGCCGCAGCCAGTGCCCGAGCGTGTAGGTCAGGAACTCCAGCCCGCGCTGCTCGGTGTTGCTGTACTGCATCCCGCCGCCGGCCGGGCCGTCGACCATCGCCGCCGGCACCCCGAAGTAGCGGCAGATCTGCGCCACGTTCGCCTGCTGCGTCGCCAGGAACTGCGACTCCTCCGGGCTGACGGCAACCGTCTGGTACTTCACCCCATCGGACAGGACCAGGGGCTCACGACCTCGCAGCGTCGACAGCAGCCGCTCCTTGACGGTGCGCGACTGCTCCTGCGTCATCTTCATGTCGGTGGTCAGGATGGCCTTGGGGATGCCGCCACCGTCGAAGAAGTCGTGAGCGAACTTGCGGGACTGGAGGTCGACGCCGAGCGTTGCCGCGGCGTAGGCGATGGGCGACAGTCCGACCTGCGAACCGGGCATCGTCAGCCCGCGGACGTGCCAGATCTCCGTCTCGTCGTACTCGATGCGCTTCGGGCCGACGGCGTAGACCATCGTGCCGTCGTCGCGGGTCTTCGGGGTAACGCTGTCCGGGTTGAGCAGGTGGATCGCCTGCGTGCTGACGTTCAGCGACGTGGGCCGAACGCGCACGCCATAGCAGTTCCCCCGGAGCAGTAGGGAAACCATCACCTGGTGCAGCCACTCCGAGGTCTGCAGGCTCCCCTGCGGCGTGCGGACCAGTTGCGGCGCTGTGGGCATCTTCGACGGGACCGCCCCGTCGCCGACGCTGCGGAAGGCCTCCAACGTCAACGACGACACCGTGTTAGCCAGCAGCCCCACGCACGCCCACACCGTCGGGACGGCTAGGGCCATGTCCGGCCGGGTGGTCACCGACACGTGTCCCGAGGAGTCGCCGCCGAAGATCGGAGGGACTACCGGCTCGGGGAAGAAATGCCCCGCAGCCCGCTTCTCACGGCCCAGGAAGATGCCCACGTAGCGGCCTCCTAGGTCAGTCGGTCAACGAGTAGCAGGACGCCAGCGACGACCAGGGCGGCAGGGATGGACACGAGCGCGACGCCGGCCACGATCAACGCGAACGCCAGCGCCCCTTGGATCAGTCGAGCCACGAACAGACCGCCTTCACCAGATCGCTTGCGTGATGTCGCCCGTCCCGCGGGTATGGAAGGCCCAGAGCGCCGTCGTCACCGCGTACAGGGCCGTGATGTCGACTGTGGACTTGCGCCGACCCCACGCCCACGCGCCATCGCCCACGTTCCGGCGTGCGGCGGCCGACAGCGCCGCATCCAGCACCGGCTGGCCCATATGCCGCATCGCCGCAGACGTCGCCGCGTCGTAGAAGTGACCGCACGACGGAGCCGTATCCGAGGCCGGCATGACCTCCACCGTCAGCCCGGCATCCTTCAAGTCAGGGACCAGCGACACGGCAGCAGACCCGGCCGCGATGTAGACGCACAGATTCGGCCACCGCTGGTCCAGCTCGACCATCCGCGGCACAACCCACGACGTCGACTCGCGGTGCTCGATCACCTCGACATGCGGCAGGCCATCCTCGCGAGCGCCGCACACGCCGATCGCAGCCCATGACTGCAAAGGCGAGACGTCCAGCGCGAAGTACGTCTGACGGGCGATCTGAGACTCGGTGTCGCGGCACGCAGCCCAGTCGGAGGGCCGGATGATGGCGGCTAGGCCATCCTCGTCCCACATGCCTAGGCGCTCGCGGCCGAAGCCCTCATCCGAGAGCGCTGCACGCTCGGCGATCGGGGTGTCCCAGTTCAGGCGACCACCTAACGCAGGGTTGTTCGCCGCCCACACCGCACGGTCATCCAAGTCAGGGGTGCCGATGGCAGACCACTCGTCCCACGCCAGCCGCTTATCGGTCCCGGCGACGCCGTCGGCACGTAGGCGCGTGAACACCTCGCCGATGGCCTTGGGTCCCGGTGGGGTGCCGGTGTAGATCCACTGCGGGTTCCGGGTCGGGGCAGCGCTCGTCGTCGGGAGCAGCGCCTCCTGCGCCTCGTCCGACAACTCCTGCGCCTCATCCAGTACCAGCACGTCGACCGTGAAGCCGCGACCCGAGCCCTTCGACCGGGCCACGAACTCCACAGAGCCGCCGTTGGTCAAGACGATGGCCTCCTGGCCGTTC